CAGGCGGATTCACAAGGGTCTCGTGTGACCCTTGCCAATCAATCGAGATCTGGCAGAATGGAAACGAACAACAGTTCTCCCACCATGGAAACAATGCAACCGAAAGGAAACGATCTGCAGGGACTAAGCGCCCTCAACAACGCCAGGGTCTGCCGTTACGCCGTGATGCCTGCTCAGGCGATCGATCTGGACTGGTATCAAGCGGACTGGTGCTGCGATCTGCCTGAGGCGTGTGAGATCGCAGAAACTCACAATCGGGTGACAGGGCAACCCGCCACGATCTGGAGAACTCCTAGCGGTGAACCATGGGCGATGAGCACCATTAAGGCAGGAGAGTGGGTCACGCCCAGGGCACTGACTTATAGAGGCGTCCGATACTGGGGGCATCTGGATTAATCCACAGATTCCACAGGGTTCTCCACAGATCAGCGTCCCTTATGGGGCGCTTTTTTTTGTCTTTCTTTATATTTCATTATGTGACAGTTTTGGAGGGGTGGACAGATATATTTGTGGCACTGTTGCGTTATATAATGAAACAATGGCAGTTCGTGGATTGGCACAGTCGCTGAGATCCCTTGCGGCGCAGTGGGTTTCGGCAGTGTGTGCCACATTCGTGAGTGTCCATTGGCACTGATTAGCATTCGTTATGGCAGTCTATGGGTATGATAAGATATACTAATGTGTGCCCCTGCCCCCCCCCGATTAAAAAAGGTTAACTACCCTAACCTACAGAGGTGACAGATCGAGCGAGTGATTTCGATTGCATATAAAAAAATTCGCCCAAAATTTTTTGAGCGAAGGGGTCGATATATAAAGAGGGTGTCTGGGCGCTCTCGTCTGAACAACGATTGATTAATAGTCCACACCCATCACTTATGAATCTTACCAGTTTCAGATAAGATGTACTGAGAGACTGCTATAGAGTTTTTGCAACGACGCTTCATGCGATTCTCATAGTCTACCACTCTAGGATACATCCAACTAGAATGACGATTCTCGGAGAAGATTGCGAAGGTAAAGACAATAGCGGTAAGATTCTCTCCTGCTAATGACCATTCATGATCTGTGAAGATAAATGCGGAGTTATTCTCACTTTCATCTTTGAAGATTTTATTATTTTGAACGGTTCTAAAATTTTTGGAGGGTTTTACTACGGTGCCCCCATCGAAGATATTGAGATCCTTTCTTTGAGAGTCTGTGATAAACTTCGTACCTTTGTCGAGGTAGTATATAACGTTTATGAATTTATCATTTTTGTATTTGATATCCTTGGTGAGTTTCAATCTATATCCACCAGACCAATGCAGAGGGTAATCATGATTTGAGAAGGAGAGTTTACGATGTTTACGGAATCTCTCTGTAGAACTCCACTTCATTGCATAGACTGAATGAGGGAAGACGCTATAACCACTAATGCAAGGTTCTTTGTATTCCCATTGTCTTTCCAAAAGTTTTGGATTAGTTTTTTCCAAATATTTTCTAACCTTTTGACACATAGTGACTGTGAAGGTATTCCAGATCTCTATGTCATATGGATACATCTGAGGTTCTCCAGAAGTCATCAGACCATGACAATTGATAAAGCTCTCAGTTGTTGTAGGACTTTTAAAGAACTCACCTTGCTTCTTATAGGATTGTTCAGCAATACAATGTGGATGTAAGTTATTTTCAAACTGCCAATCAACTTGTTTACGAATTTCATCGACATCCTTTTTCTTAAACACCCCATGACATTTGGCGTATTTACCGTTGATAATATCCATTATATGCTATACTGTGATTGGATAACTGAACAACTAGTTATGTCACAAAAACCTTATTGGAATATGTGGAGAGTTATTTTTGTAGGTTTGGTTATCCGTAATCCAAAGGTACTGCTCGTACCCCTCGGATTTCTACTTGCAATCATATATAATCTGTTAACGAATTAAGTAATAATGGATACAAAGATTTACCATATCTACGACAAAGAGAATAAGGTTGAATATGCTAAATTAAGCGAAGAAGACTTCTTAGTTGTATGGAGGAACATCGATCAAACACGGTATGAATATGAAGAACTTACGGTTGACTACACTGTGGTTGCCGATGCTTCGTATTGACATTACATACATAATCTGTTATAATTGAACTGAAAAAAATCTAAACTCATGGCAAAAGGATTTACTGTAAAAGCATCAGCACCTACTAAACCAAAAGAAGAGTGGGACTATCAGGCCATCAAAGAACGTATGAAGGGTAAGCAGATTGTATTCTGCCTTCCTGGTAGGAATTGTTCTTACACGTTCCTGAAGTCGTTTGTTCAACTCTGCTTTGATCTGGTGCAGAACCAAATGACCATTCAGATCTCTCAGGATTATTCCTCTATGGTTAACTTTGCACGTTGCAAGTGCCTTGGAGCAAATGTTCTGCGTGGTCCTAATCAGATCCCCTGGGATGGTAAACTTCCTTATGATTATCAACTCTGGATTGATAATGATATTGTATTCAACACTGAAAAATTCTGGCAACTCTGTGATCTCGCAGTTCCTGGTCCAGACAAAGACGGAAACGAGCAACCTGAGCGAGAGATCGCAGCTGGTTGGTATGCCACCGAAGATGGGATGACTACCTCTGTTGCTCACTGGCTTGATGAAGAAGACTTCCGCAAGAACGGTGGTGTTATGAATCATGAGACTGTCGATTCCATGGCAAAGCGTCGTAAACCATTCACCGTGGACTACACTGGTTTTGGATGGGTTATGATCCGTAAGGGTGTCTTTGAGCGTCTTGAGTATCCTTGGTTCGCTCCTAAGATGCAGGTCTTTGAATCTGGCGGTGTTCAAGATATGTGCGGAGAAGATGTCTCCTTCTGTCTGGATGCTAAAGAAGCAGGTGTTGAAACCTGGTGTGACCCTCGTATTCGTGTCGGTCACGAGAAAACCCGTGTTATCTGATATGCAAAGAGTTAATATCAAATGTAAGGGACGTAAGATTTACTCTGACATCCCTTTTGATGAAGCAGCAGAAATCCTTCAAGAACTTGCTATGCAGTACTATGAAGGTGCTGACTTTGAACCTTCCGATCTTGAACTAGAACCTATTGAGTAATTATTATGGCAAAAGTTAAAAAGTCCCTTTTGGGCACTCAGTTCATCGAGTCTACCCCGAAAAAAACTCGTCAGGGAAGCGGACAGCATACAAAATATGCTGCCACCTCGCGTAACTCGGCTAAAAAGCGTTACAGAGGACAAGGACGGTAAATAGTAGTAGTTAAAAACTACTGTTATGGCAGCTTTAATCTGCAATCTCCCATCTCAAGAAGTTTGGGTTCGTAAAGAATACCTTACCGACCACCAATTTGGGCATGGTGAGTTTGTTAAAGGCGTCTGGGTATCGGCAAAGTCGATTCCTGGACGTGCTTTTTATTTTGAGACGTATTTGCCTGAATATGCAGCAATGTATGATAAACTGCCTATCAGCGCGTTTCTCTCTGATCCTGTTTTACCAGATCCAGACATGAATCTTCCAAATTTACAGTTTTGGAACTGTATGGATTATGGCGTTGTCTCCATTTGTAAACAATTTATTGGGTCGATGGACTTTGAACTATATACTAGAGACCATGGAATACAAAAAGGCACATATATTTGCACAATAGACAATTATCATCAAGATCCTGATGTTATTGACTATGCAACAAGCGAAAATCCCGCTGAGCACAAGTCACACAACCTCATTGAACTCGAAAATGGGCAGTATGCACTGTATCCAAACAACAGAATGCGTATTTTTGACAATAGTTTAACTCCTGTAGAACCAAAAATGCCCGATTTTAAGGTTTCTACAGAATTTTACTCGGTTGAGAACGGTTTTGATCGACTTGGTATGGGTCGTGAGGAAGAATATTTTTGGAAAACAGCAAAAGAACGTGAAAAAGAGGGTATTGAGACCTACAAATCACAAGAAAACAGACCTCTTGATACACAATAGGGATAGTAACCCCTCTAAAAGTTCCAAAATTCAACTAAGGAGCAAAAAATGGGCAATTATCACAAGGTCGATAAGGGAGAAATCTTCATTGAAGAGGGAATGACCCTAATTACAGAGGTTGATAGTGACAAATATCTCGATATGGCAGCAAGAAAACGTCGTGCAAAGCAGAAAGAAGAACTTCACTCTCCAGAGACCGATTATCTGGAGCGTTTGGAAGACTGAAGTTCATAAAAAGTGTGATAAATAAGTGATAAGGCAAACATTTAATAAATATCATGCCGCTTGATCGCACTAGTATAGGATTTAGAGATATAAGTCTCACGTTAAAGAGAAATCCTTTGACGCGAGACTTAGTTATTTTGAAAAATGAATATGCAATATCAAGAGCGGTTCAAAATCTGGTCTTGACCATACAAGGAGAAAAACCTTTTGATCCAGATTTTGGTTGTGCTGTCAATAGATTATTATTTGAAAATATAAGCTTTTTTACTGCAAAGAGTTTACAAGATGAAATTGAAATTGTAATTAAAGAGAATGAACCTAGAGTTGAATTAGAATTAGTAAAAGTAGTTCCAAATTATGATCTAGGTCAAATGGATGTGACAATAAAGTATTTTATCGTTGGAATTGATGCTCAAGCCCAACAATTGCAGTTCGTATTACTACCGTCACGATAAATGTCACTAGTCAACGTAGCCTCTTTAGATTTTAACGAAATCAAAGCATCAATAAAGAGCTATCTGCGGGCAGATGGCAAATTTACTGACTATGATTTTGAAGGATCTAACTTTACTGTACTTTTAGATACATTAGCATATAACACTTATATTAGTGCATATAATGCTAATATGCTCAGTAATGAGGTATTCTTAGATGGTGCAACATTGAGAGAGAATGTTGTATCGTTAGCAAGAAATCTTGGATATCTTCCACGATCTGTAACAGCGTCCAGAGCGTCTATATCGTTTTATATTGATCTATCGTCATTCTCTACTAACCCAGTGTCGGTAACGCTCCGTAAGGGCATTGTAGCGACCTCTGCGGTGACGTTTGGTGGTCGTAGTTATGTGTACTCTATTCCTGAAGATATAACGTCTCCAGTGTCTCAAGGTCTAGTGTCCTTTGATGGTGTTGATATCTATGAAGGAGCATACGTACAAAATACTTTTGTTGTAGATAGCAATAATAAAAATCAAAGATTTATTCTACAGAATCCAAATATTGATACTAATCTGATTAGAGTAGAAGTAAGAGAAAGTAAGAATAGTAATATAACAAGAGTATATAAGTTTGCAAATAATTTAACTGATGTTAAACCAACTGATGATGTATTTTTCATCAATGAGATCGAAGATCAAAGATATGAATTACTTTTTGGTGATGGATCTTTCGGAAGTAAGTTAAAGAATGATAATTTTATCATTGTCAATTATGTTGTTACTAACGGTGAAAAAGGAAATGGAATTGATTCATTTAGATTCTCTGGTAGATTCTTTGATAACAATGGTAGTCCAGTAAAGGTCATAGCACCCCTCGTAACGACCGTAGAAGCGGCGGGAGATGGTGCTGCTATAGAATCAGTCGAATCCATTAAAAAACTTGCTCCTAGAGTCTATGCATCTCAGAATAGAGCGGTTACAGCATCTGATTACGAAGCGTTAATACCCAAAATATATCCAGAAGCAGATTCTGTATCCGTGTTCGGTGGGGAAGAACTTGATCCACCAAAGTATGGAAAAGTTTTTATTACAGTAAAACCAAAAAATGGATCATATTTACCAAATATAGTAAAAGACAATATTAAAACGTCTCTAAGGAATTATGCTGTTGCTGGAATTATTCCAGAATTTATTGATCTCAAGTATCTTTACATTGAGTATCAATCTAATGTGTACTACAACCAAAACCTTGGTGATTCTTCAAAAATTAGGGCGCTAGTTCAAAAAAATGTAGAATCTTTTGCTAAATCTGATGAGTTAAATAGATATGGTTCTAGATTCAAATACAGTAAATTTTTGAAGTTGATAGACGATTCTTCAAATGCAATAACTTCTAATATCACAAACGTTGCTATTAGAAGAGATTTTAAAATAATAATAAATGATCCATCAGAATATGAAGTTTGTTTTGGTAACAAATTTTACATTAAAAATGATGATGGATATAATATAAAAAGTAGTGGATTCTCAGTTCCTGGTATCTCGGGAACTGTCTATATATCAGATGCACCTAGCGATAGTGATACTGGCACTGTATTCTTATTTAAATTAGATTCAACGGGAGAACCAGTTGTTGTTCGTGACAATATTGGAACAATTGATTATAAAAAAGGGGAAATAAGAATAAACTCCTTAGAAATATCAGCAACTTCTAAAACAAAATTTGGAGATCCGATTATTGAACTGTCTTCATTATCACAGTCTAATGATATTATCGGATTACAGGACCTTTATCTTCAGTTAGATACATCTTTATCATCCATACAAATGGTATCAGATGTAATTTCCTCAGGAATTGATCTTTCTGGATCACAATATATTTCTTCTTCCAGCTACCTTAACGGACAATACATAAGACTCTAGGAATATGAAAAAAAGCAGAGTAAATATTTTTAACTTAGTCTCAGGTCAAGTTCCTGAGTATGTGAGGGATACATATCCAGAGTTTGTTGGATTTTTAGAAGAATACTACAAAGGTCTAGAAAGTCCTGGTGGTTGCTTGGACATTATCAATAATATTGACGAATATGTAAAATTAAATAATCTATCAGAACTTACTTTTAGCACTCAAACAACAAGTGATGTTGGTTTTACCACTAGTTCTGTAAAAGTATCTTCCACTGAAGGATTTCCTGATAGAAATTCAATTATTCAAATTGGTGAAGAATTAATTTTTTATAAAACCAAGACCTCAACTAGTTTTGAAGGTTGTAGTAGAGGTTTTTCTGGAATTACATCATACTTTGATAATGATTCTGCAGATATTGGGTTTGTGGAAACTGTTAAATCTCCACATGATGTGGATAGCACTGTCTTCAACATAAATTCTTTATTTTTAGCGGAACTTTACAAAAAATATAAACGTCAATATGCACCAGGTTTTGACAATCTTGATTTTTACTCCGAAATCAATGAAAAAAATGTTGTTGCTAGATTAAAAGATTTTTATAATTCAAAAGGATCTAATAGATCTTTTAATGTCTTATTTAAGTTAATTTTTGGTACTGACGTACAAGTTGTAAAACCAAGAGATTTCTTAATTCAACCTTCTGACGCAGATTATCGAATTACTAGAGATTTGGTTGTCCAATCTTTACAGGGAGATCCGAATGACTTGGTGAATAGAACACTATTCCAAGATGAAACATCAGTTATTCCAAAAGCAACAGGAACTATCACTGATGTTGAAAGTTTGATTAGAGATGGTAAAGAGTATTTTAAATTAAGCTTAGATTATAACCCAGAATTAGAAACTTTTGAATTCTCGGTTCACCCCAAAACAAAAATAACAAATCCAGTTGGTGTTGGACAAACTTATCTTGATGTTGATTCAACTTTAGGTTTTACCCCAGAGGGTACTGTTGTAGTTTTTGATAATAATGTCAGGTATGAAATTCCATATACTAAAAAAAGTGCCACTCAATTTTTTGGACTAGAGTGTCCAGTCGCACTTAACTTGAATGAAGAAGTTACAACTCCAGATTATGCATATTCTATTAAAGAAAATGAAGAACAGATCAGAGTAAGAATTAGTGGTGTTTTAGGAGAACTTGGATATAAATCAGAAGATTCTTATTACTATGAAAATGGTGATGAGGTTCAAATTGTATCAATTGGTGGAGATAGTAAGGATCAAGCAGTAACTAGTTGGATAGTCAATGCAGCACCAGAATATGAAATTGAGTCTATGGTGCAAGTTGCAATTAAACTTAATGGTGCTGCACAGTACAGAGTAACTACTTTTGATGAGAATATTTTTACATTAGGAGATATTGGCACAGTAACAGGATCTGATGGATCTCAATATGATATCTTTGTAATTGCAGTATCAGATAAAAATGTATTTGATATTAACTTAACATCCCAAATTGATACGGTAAATGTCAAGTATAGCATTAGAAAGGGAATATCAAAAGGAAGCTCTACAACAAATCAATACTTACAAGATATTTCTGCCAATGTTCAGAATGTATACATTGCACAAGAAGGAGAAAATGATA